TTAGAGAAGTGTAATGTGACCTTTGCCGAGTCTGATAGTTTAAGTATTTGTAGCACCTGTCCTACCGGCCAACTCCAACCTTTGTTAAGTGTGCCCTTAACGTCAGTTGCGAATACAAACTCACCACCATGTGATGCCTGATCACCAAAGGTGAAAATCAAGTTTCCATCTTCAGTTCTCACAACGAATGAATTGTGTTCAGTGTTTGCAGTTGCCTGGAAGTTGAATCTCTGCACACTTGCCACGCTAGGCTCGATCTCAACGTCCCACTTGACACCCTTGAACTTCACGGTCTTAAGTTTCTCGTTGATGATCTCAGCGTTCATGAATCTGTAGTCATTCTTGAAGTCACCCTTTTCATTCTCGAAATGGATTCCTGTTGGAATGGTCGCACCGTTTCTCTCACCGGACAACACAGTTATGTTCGCTTTCTCCTTATATTCCGGACACTTCAGGTGTATGTCTAGTTTGCCCATCTGGGGCATACCAAACGTACCCGTCATCTCCGTTTGTGGTTTGTGGAAAGATCCTTGCAGGATCACAGATCTGTCTTCAGCCATTGAGTCGATTGCGGTTTCTTTATCGTCTCCGGTGATTTTAACAAGATCTAAGAATCCCAGTCCATGCGTGTGTTTAACGATGTCTTTCAAGATATCTATCATAATGTTTGTAGTGTATACTATATTTAGATCTTAGTCTAGTGTTATTTCAGAAATTTTATAAACCTGTGTCTTTTGATTACCAGGTTTTTGGAATATTGCAAAATTGGCACCAGGGCAGAATTGGTTCATTTCAATAATCCTATATCCTTGTCCTTCGATTATTCTTGACATCTCATTTTTGTTATTGTATCTCCAATAGCCATTTTTAGCATTGGTGAGATCTAAATCGTAGTGGCAGTCCGCATATTGAATGAAGCAAAAACCTCCTGGTACAAGCAATCCATAAATTTTTTCCAGATACTCGTTTATCAGTTTCTGATCGAAGAACACAAAGGTGTCCCAACTGAAAACAAAATTTATTGCGTTTGAGGGGATTACAGATAAATCTGCCTGTTCAGGCTCTGTCTTTAAAAAATTTAGGTATTTCTGATGGGCAGGTGGAAACTTAGATCTGATCGTTTTTTCGTATCCTGGAATCACATCAACGAAGTAATTTGATTTCCATTTACGAAAATCCATGCTGAAATCACCATTTCCTGGGCCAATTTCTAAACTGCTATAGATGTTTGCCTTTGAGAACTGATAAATTTTAAGTTGTATGGTCCTCTCCAGCAATAGATTGCGCTGTTTGTTTCGTTTATTTGCTAAATCTCTTGTGAACCATCCCACCGTCTTTTCTCGGCTTCCGGATAATTTGGCATTGTTTGTGTCTACAACTTTTTGTAGATCTTTGAGTATTTTTAGATTGTCGTCAATCAACCGGTCAAAATCAGTGCCTCTGAGTTTTTCCAATTTCTCAATCATCAATACGATTTCTTCAATGCTTAACATCAGAACTCAAATAGTTTGTTAAATGTGTTTGTAGTTTCTGTTGATTGGACGTCCCAGTCCAACACACCTATTAGGTTATCTATCTTTTGATCCAGTATCGTCGCTTCCATGGCATCACCGTCAAACGGCAGTTCCTTGAACCACTCAGGTATACGCATCTCGTCCACTGGATATGCTATGCTGGTGTATCCAAGCGGATTCTGTTTGAGTTTACACACGATCACTTTCGCACCATCTGTGATAGGCATGCTGTATTTGTCGCCGTACATCTCCCTGCACCTGTTCCAGTTCATGCTGGCCCTTACGTGTCCTGGCATGTTTGCTCTACCGGCCTTTTCCTCGGCCGTTGTGTACTTGGTCATGTTGTTTGCTCTCTTAGGTGATCCCTTCTCCCAACCTGGCCTAGATTTGAACTCTGCTCTAAATTCACTGATTTTTTCTAGTACTTCTTTCTCGTCCTTGCCTTGTAGGACCATGTATAGAAGGTCACTCAAAAAGTCTTGTACGAAAACAGGTGTGTCTGATCTTTTTAGATCCAGTCCCATCGCTTTCATCTTGCCATCCCTGCCGTCAACATCTGCACGTTTGCCTTCTTTGTCGTAGTACAACACAGCATATCTTTTCTTTGTGATGAACAATCCTTTTGATGCAACAAGTTCTCTACCCGCGGCTATGACTTCACCACGTGTGCTTGGACAGTGGAAGCCCTTGGTCATGAATGCTTTGAACGATCCGTTAACCTCATCCGCTATCCTGTCATATAGTGCTACGACGGAATCTTTGGTCCATGGTATAACACCTTCGTTTATTTCTTTTTGTAATGTCTTGTACGCCGAGAAGTAAACAGAGTCTGTGTCTCCATAAACAACACTCTCGCCTTTGTGATCATACTTGCCTGCAACAATCTCATTGACCTTACTAGCCATGTGTTTTGTGATACACCTGCCTGTTAGTGTTACACTCTGTCCAATCCTCATGTCAAAGAACCTACAACCTGGGTTAAGGATCGCACCATAAAGACTGTTTAGGTTAATTTTCTTTACAAGTTGTCTCTTGTCCCAATACTCTCTTTCGATCTCGTTATCTCCGCATTCACGCATCTTCTTCTGCATGTCCTGTCTCTCTGAGTACCAACGCTTCAGCAAACCTGGAATGATCGCTTCGTACTCGTATGTGAATATTGTGCCATTGGCACTTAACATCCATTTGTTGTTGCCGTCGAATACGATCTCGTATAGTTGTGCGGCACTCATACGCACACTGGTCTTGTCTTCCCAGTCTACTATTATCTCTGTGCCTTTTTCTTGATTCATGACCGCCTGGTACTCCCAACTACCAAACTGGCTGTCCCATGCCGCCGCAAATGATTTCTTGGCGTGTTTGGCCCTGTTGATCTCTGCTGAAGTTATCACTGGCCTAATCTGGCCAACTATTGTCTCAGGACCCATGTTAAGTGCTCTGATCACACTCGGATATAGCGAGTTGATGTCAACTGATCCGATCCAGTCGTGTATTCCTTTTTGTGGAGTTGCCACGTGGGCTCCTGCCGCCGGTTGATTCTCTTCACCGTCTTTCTTGTACTTCCTAGCCGGGACCTGCATTCCACGTCTGTGTGTTTCATTCACGATTGCCTGTTCCGTGACCGCTACTGCACCCATTGTTGTCTGTAGTAGTACAGTGTTCTGGTGTGCTATCTCATTGGCCAGTTCTATGAACTTCAATTTCTTCTCTAGTTTGGCCAACAGTGCAGTATCCTGCCTGTTGTATTCTATGAACAATCCAAAGTCATTCTTGTACAGGTTGTCGAGCGATCCTTCGTAAACTGTTTTCCTCTCATCCAACTCATGTTCACCAATAGCGTCTAGTCTGAAACTGTGTCTTTCCTCATATGTGTATTTCCTGTATAGTTCCAACAAGTCCAAGTGTACACGACCCACAAGATCAAAACTCAACTGCTCCCTACCATATTTCTCGAACACTCTCTTTCTGGGTTTTTCGCCCCAGAAACAAAGACGTCTTGTGTCGTCTGAACTCAACACTTTCTGTATTCTACCCACTGTGTATGGAATGTCATACCCCTCACTGTTCCAACCCGACAGTATGTCTGCGTCTTGCACCAGTTCTAGGAATGCGTCCAACATGTCTTTCTCTTTTTCAAAAAGCATCGTGTTATCAAATCTTTTTGTGAGTTCTTTGGCATCGCCCATGCTGATAGTTTTGGGAGGTACTGCGAATGTGACCAGTTGGTCCGTCCAGCTCATGTAACAACTTATGGCAGTTATGGGCATGAACGGATCATCTGTTGTTGAATAACCTCGATCGGGATCGAAGTCAACTTCAATATCGAAAAACATCACGTTTAGTTTGGGCGTCTCCTTGCCCAAGTAGTTCTCTTCCAAACACCTGAACACAGGATTGATGTCATTCTCGTACAGTTGCTTGTTGGATCTTATTCGCTGTTCCTTTATGAATTCCTTGTGTGTGCTACACTGCACCCGCTGTAATGGTGCACCGGTCATTGACCTGTGTTTGCCCCTGGCGTCCTCGTAGTAGAACACGTACCTGGCATCATACTCCGTGAATATCCTGCCCTTCTTGGGATCACGTTCTACGACGTATATCTTGTCCTCGTCCTTCTTGTATAATGCATCTATGTAACTCATCTTACCACCATCCTGCGGCCACGCCGTATCCGAATATATTAACACAACTGAAGTAGAAAGTCAAAATCATGACCCACGCCGCACCTCTCCTGTATGATGCGTAACACTGTGTGGTCGCACCAACGAAGAATGCCGGATACACTATGAGCATGTTTGGGTCTCTGGCGGATATCGCTAGGGTCATGCTGGCCGCAACCGTAAAAATGAAACTGACGAGTTCAAAATAGAACGCCGTCCTGTCACTCTCAAAACTGCGAAGCCAGAATGATCTGACTTTCACTAGCATTAAAGTTTGCCGGCCGTGTTAAGTATGCTCTCCAGCGTGTCCATCTCGTCCGCGATGTTCTGGTAGTTGCCCTTGTGTGCAACCGATATCGCTTTGTTGATCAGTGCTGGTTTAAGTTCCAGTTCTTCTGCGATTGCTTTCACTGTGTCTTTCAATCCACCTTTCAAGTCCTCTACCTCACCTAGTACCTGTGAGCCCTGGGAAATGATCTGGATCAATTTCTGCTTTTCAGCGTCATTGAAGTTTCTTACTGCCATTTGTTTCTCCTGTTGTTATCCAACAAGTATATAATAGATTTCGTTTGAATGCAAATTATTTTTTCTTGGTGGCAACGTTCTTGGCTTTACCACGTCTGTTCTTGCTTGGATCCTGTCTACGTTTCCTGCTGGCCGCGGACTTCCTGCCTTTCTTGCCCAGTGCGTGTGCCTTTGATCTTGGTAAGCACTTGGGTTTGCCTTCCTTGCTGGAACCCCTCGCACAGTCGCCCCTGATCTTTCCATCTGGACCAAAACGTACCCATTTGTCCTTGAACCATTTCTTGAGGTCCTCGTTCAGTGATTCTGCGAATACCAATCCACCGCAGTTGACACAGAAGTCAACATCTTCTTTCTTGACGCAGTTGGGCACACGTTTTCCGAACATGGTTTTCATGCCCTTCTTCTCGTAGCCTTTCCAACACTTCTCCGTGATTATCTCACTGGCTCTCATTAAATTAGTCCCAGTGCGTTGGCTATGCTGATTTCGATTGTCAATAGTACACCTAGGCCAACAAAGGCGATTCCAACTGCCATTGGCATATAAAGGTAATCTTTCTTCTTACGTTCTCGTGTACAACAACTGCTCATTATTTCTTCTTGCTGTTGCCCCAGTTGGCCGCACCCTTTTTACG